GTCAGCACATATTTTTTGATCCACAGACATTGCAGATAGATAGTCTGTGTAAACTTCTACAACTGAAAAGCCACCGACAAGCAGGTCGGTGTAAACATCGTAGCTAAATCCATCATTATCCGAATCGTTTAAGATTGACCTAAAATGTGCCTCTAAGATTGATAGCAATTGAGGATCGACTAAATCAAAGCCATCGTTTGCTTTAACTACAAAACCTGGCTCCATCCTTGAGAATTCACCACGAAGCCTGGATATGTAGGCTTCCATCATATTAAATTCAATTTGTGGGCGTTGTAGGCTGGCTAAAACAGCAATGTCATCTTCAGTTAAAGTTGTTTTATAAACGAACTTCATGAACTGGTGGTATCGCTCATAGTTGGGTCTAAAATAAGTATAAGCTTGTTCAACAGACTGCTTTATTTGCTCAAGCTGAGAAGTGTGTTTTCTAGCAATCGTTGCCATGTTATTTCCTTATCTTATAAGCTCGTTCTTTAAGCTTGATAACATTGTTATGTCTATTTAACGCTTGTATTGTTGCGCTTCTGCTTTGAATATTTTTGTTGGTAAACATAGTCAGATTTTTATCTATAAGTGCTATTCTTACTGCGTCTGAGCAAGTATCTGCAATATCGTCATGTGCGTGGGAATCATTGTTTGTGATTTTTTTCATATGATTTATGCATATTTCTGTGTGAGGTGCGTGTGATGGTAGTGATACTTGCTTGCTGGCAATGTATGGCTGGATATCAATAAACCGTTGTGATTTACTACCTGATTTACGGGTTCGCTCAATCTCTCTGACTTTTAAACCACGCATATTCTTTAGGATTGAGATTAGTGTAACGCCCGTTGATTTCTTCTCTATATAAGCTATAAGAGGTGGATTTGGATGCCGTCCACATTCCTGCCAGAAATCTAAAAATTCACGTTCTAAATCTTTAGGCTCAACTCGTATCTCACGACAATCAATCCAATGCAGTCCCATTACGCCAGTCTTACGCCCCTGAGTTTCAATGTTATACATTCCCCAGAAGGAAAATACGGTAGCATCATTTCTGGGGTCTTCGGTTTCAGCCGTGTCAGCCGTGATGAATGTAATGTAATACTCTGGTTCTTCAGCCAGTAAAGGGAAATCTTCTGGTGTATATAAACCACCGCCAGCGGGTTGAGGGTCTTGCTGGTGCTGCGCTGCAAATACATACCTGTCTTTCGTCTGTCTAATCCTTAACATATCCAGGGGAAAGGCTTCTGGGTAAAGAGCATTGCCAGCATCATCAATGGATTTTAAAATGACTTTATCCCATTCATAGCCATCTTCACCAGCAATGAAAAAAGCAGGTAAATCTTGCTCGTGTAATCGCTGACCAATAAATATGATGGGAACATTTACGCCCCGTGGACGCATCTGGATAGTTTCACGGAAGTTGGTTATTACAGATTCTCGTACTAAATCTGAATGAACTTCGTCTGGCTTATGCATATCGTCGCAGTTCTGAACAAGCGTAAATTTGTCTTCACTTGTGCCGCAGAAGAAGTTATGATGGGTTTCCACATTTATACAATAGGATTTATTAACATGACCAATATAACGAATGAAGAGTGGCGACTTATTCCTGGACTTGATGGATTGTATAGCGCATCTAGTTTTGGAAGAATTAGATCGGAACAAAGAACTGTTTATTATGGCGATAACCGAAGTTACCGGATTGAACCTCAAAAAATTAAAAAACTTACTCTTAAGAATGGCGGAAAATACTTTTGGACAAGGATTACTTGCTCGACCTTGAAAAAAAATATTTTTGTTCATCAATTGGTTGCATGGGCTTTTTGCGGAGAACAACCTAAAGGGTATGATGTATGCCATATTAATGGTGATGCACTTGATAATAGACCAGAAAACTTGAGGTATGGAACTCGATCTGAAAATATTGCTGACTCTATTTGTCATGGGACTTTTTCCATGGGTGAGCGTCATCCCTGTGCCAAGTTCGCCACTAAAGAAGTTATTGAGTTTGTTTTGAGTCCACTTTCCGCAAAAGACCTTGCTAAAAAATTTAACACCAGTTCTCTTACCATTCAGAAAATCAGGCGTGGTGATAGTAGGGCTTCGGAGACTGAGGCTGCAAGGGAAAAAATTGGGAAGCGCAATATTAGTTGCAAGTTTACGCATCTTTCTAGTAATGAGTTGAATGCGCTTAAAGACCTTAGTATTTCGCAAAGAAAATGTGCGGCTATCATTGGTGTGCCGCAAAGGACTATATGGCGTTGGCGTAGGAAGCTTGTCGCTGATCAATAAATCTTTAGCCTCAATCCATCCTCGATTATCAGTCCAAATTTTATGATCAGGCGTACATCGTATGAGTGCGCCATCACTAAATTCTATTTCTACAATTGGACTGCCAGGATTTTCAAAATGGCCTATAATTGGTTTTAGCTCAACTGCGTTGGTTTCTAAATTAACGGAATAAACCTTCAGATTCATTTTCTTATCGACTATTTCGCCAATTTTAATTGCACCATTTTCTGTCTGTACATATTCATCCCAAGGAAAGCATAAAACAGCCCCACTGAATCTTTTTAGACCAGGCAAGCCAGCGTTGCGACCAGTAATCGCACCAGCAGAACCAAAGCTTGCTACAGTGCCGCCTTCTTCGGTGGTAAATGCATCTTTGGCTTGTGAATCGTCACGCAGGTGAACATTGAATAATAGTTTGTACTGACTAAGCTGCATAATGCGTTTAATCGTTTCTGTGTGGCTTGTGGCCAGTGTTTTAGAGTATGAGATATACAGAAAGTTACAGTCAGGCCATTTGGCATAGCACCAGGCTATCCAGAAACTTACAATTACAGACTTACCATGGCCAGGGGGTACGTTTATCAAAAGCCGTAATGCTTGTAGGCGTGTACATTTAGTTAATGCTCGGCAAATGGTAATGAAATGGCTTTCCCTGCCGATGGGATGGGAGATGATAAACTCTCTACCCGTTAGGATGGGGAAGAAAGCTTGGATGAATAGCAAAAGACTACCCTTTAATTTAGCGGCAATCTCAGCATTCTCAAATTTTAAGTTTTGATCATTATCCATCGATGGGGCAATCCTTTGCCAAAAATGCATCATGCATACCATGTAGCGAGTAATAGGAGTCACGCTACATGGTTAAAATACCATAAAATTTATTAAAAACCATCTAAACTGAAATAAAGTTGATATAAAATCAGGTAAGTTGGTAGCTAAATAGGTGTAAAATTAAAGAAGATGGTCGGGGAGGATAGAACTTTCATCTATCAGGCGGCAGTATCACGTTCTACAAAATCCGCAGCATGGGTTAATGCCCCCACAGTTTTCTGGGTTCTCCCCGTTTTTGCTCAGGAGGAAGGGATCGAACCTTCGACATAGTGATTAACAGTCACTCGTTCTGCCTCTGAACTACTCCTGAATAGGTTAAGTATAGTAAAACTTTTTTTAAGTGTCTATGTTAAGCTTTATGTTCCAAATACACTTTTTGCCTGGATTGATTAGTTGGTTCAAAGCCAGATAATAGAATTTCTAGTTCTTCTGCGGTCATTGACTCTACGGCATTAAGCCTGTCTTTAAGCTTAAATCTGCATTTATCTAATCTTTTGTAATACAGCACGAAGCCGTTTCTATCCCAGAATAGACATTTAATTTTATCTTTATTGGTGTTGTAAAAAACGTATATAGAACCATCGTGCAAATGGGTATTCTTTTCTCTTTGAATAAACCCTGATAGTCCATCGATGGACATTCTGAAATCAACTGGTTTAGATGCGATATATATATTTTTGTTTTCGTATGGTATTAACATTTATAGTTCCTTTAAAAATTCAATTATCTTTATTATTTTTTCGCTAGCAATTTGCGGTGATAGGATTACTTTTACATTCCTATCTACAATTAATTCGATATCGTTTTTCTTCTCGACCACCTCCGCTTCTGGGCTTGTAGGCTCTGACATTTTTGTAGTTTTTGGAACTTGAATAAAGCTCATTGGTTCTGGCTCTACTGGTTCGCTTTTATTCATAATTTCTTTAATCCTTGCTAGGTATTTAATATGCGTTGCTATGTTAGTTATTACCGTTTCTTCTATTTGATGTTTTTTGCAGAAATCTTTTAAAGGCTCATTGCCGTTAAGATATTCTTTGCCTAACGATATTAACTTTTGATATTTTTTGGGGTTGGTATAAGAGCAACTTAACAATGCTTTCCCCATGTTCCCTAATTTCTTATGGTTTAAATTATGTCTTTCTGCGTAAATTTTTCCGCTTACATTTGTTGTTTTCCAATCAAGCAAATGGTTATACCAGTGCATAATTTCATCATCTGTAAGTTTAGTTTGCAGTGGAACGTTTATTTGTACATCATCTATCATTTTTTTATTTTTCTTAAAAAATCTTCGCCTTTAATAATTAGCTTACCTAGTGTATCGGCTGATATATCTGCACGTTCGCCATTATGAGATATTGATCCTATATACCCATCCTTGTCATATCTATCCCAAATATTAACGTCTACCTGGGGATATTTTTTAGCCCAGTAAGTTTTTAAATCTTTAATATCCATAATCACGTCCTTATCAGTAATGTAACTCATGTCATCCATGTAAAGAGTCAAGCTATAGCCCCTTTTTTCTTCTTTCAAAAAATTCGTTTACTCTGCGCAGTACGGAAGGCTCTAAATAAACTTTATCGGTACATTGGCTGTCTTTATGATGATTGGCTCTTAGCCATAAGCCATAGCCATCAAACTCTGCATAAACGCCATCACCGCAATACATAATATTGGCTCTTTGTTCATCGGTCATAGCCTTTTCTCCTGGTGTTTTTCTTCTAAATATCGTCTTAAATAACGGGGGTCGTCATAGTCAAATTTATTAATTGATTCCTGAAGCTCTAAATAAAATCGCTTGGTAGCTGCATTACTTACAGTTGGAGTTGTTAGGTCTTGGAAAAGCTTTAATATTTTTCTTAAAAATTTATAAGTGGTATATGATTCAAATAACTCGTTTGACATTACAATCCTTGTTTAATAAAAGCAGCACTATATACTAAATGTTATATTTAGTAAACTATAGTTTATCTATTTATCGTTTACAGCCGTGGCTCGCTTGCCGCACCTAGTACATGTGGGAATAGCTACCGTTCTATCGTAGCTTTTTTTGTATAAGTCATAAGCCCATTCTGTGTAGTACTTTATAACGTACTTGTGACCCAACAGAAAACACTTAACCTTATTTATCATCTTTTATTTTCCTTCATCCATAAACGAATCAATACTAATCCAAAGCATGAAGCAACTACAAACGGGAAAGCCCATAATGGAGCAGTTACCCACCACCATGACCAGGTGATGTAGTCAGTTAACTTTAGCACGAGAAAAATTAAAAACAATGTGGTTGTAAATCCAAATCCGTTAGAACTATTTCCCATTATAAACCCTTTATTCAAATTTAATTTCAATTACGCCAGAGCCAATTTTTTCTTCTGGTATCTCTCCACAAAAATAGGCTTGATAAACTGCTACCCATTCATATTCATTAAGCTTTTCTAGCTCTTGTTTTTCTTTATCTGTCATCTTGCGACCGCACTCGTTTGTGCAATTTGGACTTGCACAAAAAGTTTTATCTTTGAAAATCATGCTTCAACCTTAGCAAAACCCTTTGACTCAAATAAAATAATTAACCCATCACAACCGTGAAACCCAAAGCCTTTGGCAGCCTCAATAGCTTCATCTATATGCTCGTAGGCTGCTTTAAAATGCCCTAGACCACCACGCTCGCATTGAAAATAAACGCCATATAAAATCATTGAAACCTCTCATAATCTTTTCCATTAAGCTCGTTAATAGCCGTTAAAACCTTTTCCCACTCTTTAACATCCATCCGCATTCCTGCGTAGCCTAAATTAATAGCATTCGCTATTTCTTCACCGATTCTGTAACGGTCGTCTTTAAAAAGTTTATCAACGTGCTTTACTAGAATATCGCAAACACTGCTTACAATGTATGTTTTTCTCCCAAGTGCGTAGCGCATAGCGCACCATGCTAAATCGTTAAATTCTTTTTGTGTAAAGTCATTCATCTTTAATTTCCCACTCATGATTCGGATCAGGTACGAAAACCATTGATTGTGTTCCGCTATGACCACTGACCGCAGTCCAGTCGCAAACAATCCATCCACCAAACACCTTGGCTCTTTCGGTTATTCGTTGGAAATTGCTCACATGTATTTGCTCCCATCTAAAATCATTCATCTTTTAAAATCTCAACAGAATCTATATCCCAATCTGTATCATCTCTAATACAAGTGTTAAAATCTATTTCGAGCGTATCATCTAGTATTTCTCTGGCTTCTTTTTCGTTTTCGGCCTCAATAACAGGAGTAACAACGCCCCTGCATCTTGTTTGCCAAGTGATATCAAATTTATATTTATTCATCTTTATCTCCTGCCAAACCAATAACATAAAATATTTCGGATTTTATGCTATCTACTTTTTCCATTGCCTTATCAAATCGGTTCTCACTATCAGCCATTGAACATAAGTTGCCATATCGTTCATCAAAATAATTTCTGGTAGCAATTTGAATGGTTTTAACTAAGTCTTGTAATAAAATATCAATGTATTCTTTTGGCTTGCTAATCATTTATAAAAATTCCCACATTTTACACATTGAGTTTTGCCGCCTTTATAGCCGAACATACCCCAATATAATTTCCCATCACTTTCATGCTCACACCTATCTACAAACCGAACGCCTGTATCAGCAATCACGTCATTGATAATCTTGTCGCACGCTTTGCTGTATAGTGCGCATAAATATTTCAGTTCTGGGGTCATTGCATTTACTCCGTAAGGCCGCCATCGGGGAACCTATTATGGCCGCATTTGTGGCAAGAAAATCCCGACTGGTAAGTGTATTCATGGTCGCAATCAAAGTCATTTAGCCTTTTCTCAATGTCATCACCGTGTATGACTAGCTCTTTTGTATCTTCTCGCTTGCATCGTTCCAAGCGGATTTCATAGTCAATCATTATTCACCATCCACTAAAAAAACATGGAAAACTAAGCCGTTATCTAAATGTACGGTTTTCATAAATGATAAATTTTCAGGTTTTTCTATTTCATGTCCGGTACTAACAACTTTAAAATGATAATCAATTAATGGTAGTTCCGTATCAACTTGCGCCCATATGTAAATTTAATCTTGCTGCTGATCAAAGTCGCAAATTTCTAAATCAAACGGCATTTTAATGGTCACAATACCGTTTCTTATGGGTAGTTTATATTTATATATTTTTATACTCATAATGCTATTCTCCATCTCGAACTAACTTTAACAATCTCTGACGAAGGCTTCCCCATGGCTCTCTATTTACCCCACGTCCATCATCTTTGCCATCAAGGATTTCATTTACATGCTGAATAAAAACCGAAATAGAGTGTTCTTCACCTCTTGTGTAACAATCACACTGAAAAGGTGTACCATCCAAATCTTTATGATTAGAACTATTCTTCATCAGGAGCATAGTGGCACTGGTCACACATTAGATGCACCCCTACGCAAGCCTCACACGGGGGATTGATATGACAACTGCAACACTCTGGATCAGTGATAACGTAATGACCATCACAATCCCTGTAAGCGCATTTATCGCCTTCATTTGCGGTCATTATGCATTCCTTGCCGCTCGTGCCATCTTCAGCAACACTTTCATAACATCACCTTCATCAATTTCTTCATGGTCATCTTCATTATCAAAAAATTGGTTGTTTTTTATTTTTGGCTTATCCCATCCCTTGTCTTTAGCTTCCTTAGTTTGGAAAAACTCATGCTGCAAATCAAAGCCGCTAATACAATTCATTTTCCATAGCTTTAGTGCTTCCTGTGATAATATCAGTATATTTTTAAGCTGCATGTAGTCCATGTATCTTGTGAAATTGTCGCTATCAGTATCTTGTAAATCTTTAGCGTGGCTTAATAACTTCTTTGCCATTGCTTTTGCGCCATCACATACAGCACTCATTTCTTCTTCATCAATCATTAAATCAGTCATTGTCTTTTCTTTAGTAGTTTATATTTTTGCTTCATTGTAAATAGCCTTTACCGCCCACATCACGCTCTGCTCAAGGTTAGTCAGTGCAATCGATGTCTCTCGGCAATTGCCAATATCCTTAATCTTCCGCTCAAGCTGTTCAGCCAAATGCTTTAACTCCAATTGAAATGTATGCAACCTGTGGTCGGTGTTGTATTCTTTTCTGAATGTATCGCTCATTTTAATTCCTTTTATGTTTTGCTGTTCAACGCTTATTCACCCAATGCCTAATCTTGGCTCTAATCAATTCCTCTTTAGAACTGTATAAATCCTTCTCATACATTGTGCACCAGTCAGGGTTATCATCAATTCCCAACTGAAATGCCTTTACCCTTACAGTAGGAAACTTTTTGTCGAAAAAAATAATGATGCTCCTTGAGATTAAAAACGCTAGATTAAACTATTTTTTGTTTACGGGCAATTTTGAAAATTTTCTGGGAAATTTTGGGGGGTTATTGTTGGTTAAAAAAAGTTCAGGAGTTTTGGAATTTTTGGGGGAATTTTTATGGAAAGATTGATGATTTTTTTTTGATCATAAATTCTTGAAATTGGTTTGGTAGGGGGGGGGAATTATTAGAGGATAGTAGTAATATTTGTGTAAGATTTGAGCTTGGATTTTGGAAATTGGTTTTGGTGTGTGAGGGGTGGAGCCTCCGCATCGTAGAGGGGGGTGCTTTGTTCTGGGGCATACCCCCCTGATCGCTCAAGGCATGTGTAACCCCCTACCCTACAGGCATGAGCTAGGTATGTGTGGCTATGGCTAGCAGTCCATTCAATAGCTAGTACCTAACCATGTGGCTATAGTAGTAAACCTTAGTTTAAGTGTCAACTATTTATTTATTATTTATTATTTTATCTGCATTAAAACCATGGTACTACTACAGTCTATTATTATACCCCTTTTGTAGTGCAGCAATGAATGTAATTGACTTATGTTTACAAGTGCATTATACTCCTTGTCTTTAACAACAAAGAGGACTAAAGTAATGACAAGAAAAGAAAAGCGAATATTGAGAACGCAAGTGCTTGGCACGCTACTAATAGTGACCGCCATAGCTTATAGTGCTGCGCTAGTTTGCGCCACGGGGGCTTAATATGACTAGTCAAAAGATCGGGTACATTAGAGTATCAACACGTGAGCAATCGACTGGCCGTCAGACAGAAGGCATGGCAAACTTAGCACTCGATAAAGTCTTTACGGATAAACTTTCGGGTAAAGATAAAGAGCGTCCAGAGCTACAAGCTTGCATAGACTACGCAAGAAATGGCGATATACTATATATATATAGTATTGATCGTTTAGCACGTAGCTTGTCAGACCTTCAAGCGATACTTAAGGAGCTAGTCAGCAAAGGCGTGACAGTCAAATTCATCAAGGAATCGCAAACATATTGTAAAACAGACCCGAACCCATTAAACACTATGATGCTTCAAGTCCTGGGTGCGTTCGCTGAATTTGAACGCAATATAATGTTAGAGCGACAAGCCGAGGGAATAGCGCACGCAAAGAAAAACGGAACAAAAACGGGTAAACCCTTTGGAAAACAGCCCTTGGATATGTCCCGAAGATCAGAAGCAATCGAACTATCTAAGCAGGGTTTAAATATATCGCAAATTGCACGGGCAATGAAATTATCCCGCCCGAGCATTAGCAAGCTCTTACAATAACGACAGTCTCTTATATATAACACTTGTCAGCGTGACTAATAATCACGCTGATATTTTTGCTCTAAATCAGTGATAGTATCTTTAAGTTCTTTTATCTCATCCGCATTTTTTGTTTCAATCACGTGCTTTTCAATCCATCCGTGATCAACGCCTTGTGTTTTAAGATACAGTGCTTGCGACTTAACATCTCCGTCCAACGCTTGTTGATAAACAGTTTTCCCGATGCGTTCAATAGCCGTTGACTTAGCTGTCATTAACTCTTTGCGATAATGTTTTGTAATAGTTTCAGTATCAAGCTCGACTATTTCGCTAATAATATATTTTGGCGTACCGCTGCGCACTAAGTCTGTGATACGTTGCCGTAGCTCGTCCGTTGGTTGATGTTCGTTCGACATTGCCATGATTTATCCTTTTTGTGTTTTGCGCTTATAAATAGCACGTTTTCCCTGAACTTTTACCGATTTTTCTTCTGGTTCTACAATATCTATACTAACTGGTTTACAATCACTAACCTGTTTTATTATAGCACTATCATCATTAACTGGCGTGATAACGGGCGCAACTTTATCAACTGCTAAAATCTGGCCTTCTCCCTTGCACGTTCTGCAGTCAATCTGTATACCGCCTAGACCATAAACTTTCTTGCTACCTCGACACGCTGGACACCTAACTTTATCAGTCATTTTAAAATCCTTTTTAAATCAGTAAAAAACAAAGTCTATCTTACCCCATAACCCATAATTATAAAATAATATAAAAAAGTTTAACTTTATGCATTGACACTTAAACTAAAGTTTAATACAATGGACACAAGTTAAAGATAAACAACAAAAGAGGGCTAAACATGAATAAGTACAACGGCCACAGAAGCTGGAACGCTTGGAACACTAGCTTATGGCTAAACAATGACTACAGTATTGAGCTACTTATGCGTGAATATGTGAGATCTGGCTATAGCAAAAATCAAATTATTTGCAGATTAAAAGCTGATCTATTGGGTACACGTACACCGGACGGGGCAATATATAATTTGCTATCAATCAGAACTTTTGTGACCGAATACCTAGAAAGCAATTAAACGAACCTTGCAAGGATAGGGTTTTGCGGTTCTTACTTCGGTAAGTGTCAACCATGGGGGTAGCGATGGCTATTGCTCGAAAAAACCGCACTTTATTTTAATTTAAAGAGGACTAAAAAAATGAATGATACACAAGCAATATTAAAGCTAGTAGCTAAGTTCGGAAACATCAAAGACCTTCGCATGGCTTTACACCATGTACAATTTATAAAAGACTTTGATAATGACACGGTTAAATTTTACGCAAGCAATGGACATATAGCGATACGGGTTACACGCCCGAACGTGCATAGCTTGGACTTTAAAGAGGCAATCAAAATTGATTCTATCAATCGTGCGGTCAAGGTTGATTGTATTGACCTATTAACTTTTGATGATGATATTAAGTTTCCCAACTTTGAACGTGTGTTCACTCGTGAAGACCAATACACGCTAGATAAAACAACTTTCGATTGTAAGTATCTAGCCTTGATTTTTCAATCAATAGAAACTTTCAGAAAGGATTTAAAAATGAAAATCGCAAGGGTAACTTTTGAACCGCTATCAAGCGATAAAGCAAACTTTATGACTGTTTATGTTAATCAAGGCTTATCCAGTGAAATTAAAATCGATATAGCAATAATGCCAATTAGAGGGTAAAAAAATGATCCATTCAATCTTTGAAATAGCAGTAATTTTGCTAATTATTAATTTATTAAATCAAAATTAAAAAAAGATAACTTAAAAAAGAGGACTAAAAAAATGCAGCCAGCGGGATTATGTATGAACCATTGACAATGGCTATTGTTCGTAAATTTAAAAACTATGTTTAAGGAGGTAAACAACAAAAAAAACAAGCTACAAAACTATTAATCAATAAATTATAAGGGTAAAAAATGTTAAATATTAAAGCTTCACTTTTTGAACAAAACACGCACGAAACACAAAAAGCAGGTAACAATCTGTATGGTTATTATAAATTGCATAACTTAGACGTGTACAACGTGATCACAATTGACAACAAAGAGTATCAAGCCGTTTATCAAACGGGGCAATCATTTTTACACAATGATTATAATTGTCCTGATCCTGATCTTGCAATGTCAACAGAAGGGGGGGCAAGCCACGAATTGTATTTAATCTCTTACATGTACGAATCAGATTTTAATGATGATGCAATCTTAAACGATATTTTAAGCGAACTTAAAGACTTAAAATTTCCAGCACAAACAAAGGACGATCTATTTCAAGTTTGGGAATTTTTAAAAGATAACTTGCCTATGATTGAAAATTATATCGACAACGATTAATAAAATTAAACTGCCGTGTAGGCAGCAATAACAAAAGAGGATAAAAAAATGATGATTTTAAAAGCAATAGAACATGATAGCAGTAATTACAGATTGTACGCTAAAGATCAATTTAAAAACTTGTATTGTTTTTGTGAAGGTGACATTTATTTTTGCTCAAAAGATGGGGAACCCGCTTATTTAATAAATGAAAATTACACGCTAAACGGGTTCAGTAAAAGTTCTATTGAATTGTTAAAAAAACGCAACTGGCATTCTGAAATAGTGGATCTCATAGGTTGGCATGACTGAATGCATGCATGCATGGTCATTATTGATCTCGTAGAGCTAGAAAAAAATTTTAAAATTAACTTAGAGGACTAAAAATGTTAAATCAAGCGCAAAAAGTAGAAGACTTTCTATCCAGCATTGACGATCACAATCATTATGACGTTTTAATACAACTAGCAATTTGCTCAATTAAATTAAGTGACAAAGAACTACTATGGATTTTTCCAGACCATTCAAGCTTGCTGGAATCCTTACACGAAACAAAAACAATTGAAGGCGAAGGCTACGATCCAGAAAACGCAATTAATGCCAATTTTGAAAGGGTTTTAAATCAACTCAAAAAGGAACTGATCGAACCCGATTTTAGACGATAAAACACACAACAAAAAATATAAAACTACAGGAAAACAAAAATGAAAATATTAAATATTACACCTTGCAATAATATCGATTATGAAAAACTGAACGCTATTGAAAATCGAGAAAAAATAAAAAGCCTGGAATTATTAACCATTCATGATGGACGTATTAAAAGCCTTGCATTAGTGCGCTGGTATAGGGCAAGAAATACAAATGCAAGCGTAACTTATTGTGTAGTAAGATTGCGATCTTACTTAATGCCTATAGAACATAATGAAACCGAATGCGTGGCCATGGCCAAAGATGAAACACTCGGGCAAGATCAATTCCTTTTTTTCTTTGATCGTGCCATTAAAAATGCTGGCGTGAAATTTGAGGATAAGCATTCTATACAAGAACCTGAAACAATTTTAGAGGCTATTGCACAAGCAAATTACAATCAATATACAAATTTTTATTATGCCAGAGGTTAAAAAATGAACTTAACAAAAATAGAAAAAGCACTAGAGCAACATTTTTTAAAATGTGCCATGGGTTTAAGCTGGTTTTTAAGGGGGACAATATGAATGCCAGCGAATACATAATTATTAGACAAATAAAAAATTTTACAATAGGAATTAAAAGTTTTGAACACAACAAAAAAACCTTTTACTACCCATGCTATAAAAAAGGGGATCAAATCATACACCAATTAGAGGATCAAGCCTTTATAAATTCCAGTATGACATTGGGCTTTATGTATGGGTTAATCGAAGCAGGCGCAATTTAATAAATTAAGGGTTAAAAAATAACTGGAAAAATGAATAACCTTATATGCGAAAATTATTCAGATGCAACATGCAGCGATTATTTAAATTGCTGCGATTGTGGTTATCGGGAGATGCAAGCGCAATGCTGTCTGTATTGCTGGTCTTGCAATGCGTGCGAACCATGTTATCAACAAAGAGAAGATGATAACAATGTATAAAATTAGTTCAATGAGCCATTGAAAATAAATTAATAAAAACATGAGGACTAAAAAAATGAATAGCTTGATAGACTTTACACAAAAAGGTTTTGACTTAGAACTTTGGGAGGAAACCAATCAAGGAATAAGAACATACTTGATGGAAATCAAATACCCATGTGGGGAACGGTTAGTAAATTTAACAGAATTTGATACTATTCCTGAAGCTATAATTTGGGCTATAAATATACTTAATGAAATCGTTAATGCAGATCATCAAGGTTGTTTAAGTGAGTATTGTAATACAAACAAATTTAAAATTATTAAATCACTATCTCAAATTTTACCACTACATGAAATTGAAGAAACTTACGAAAGCTTATACTATCCAGAAGAAAATGAATTTTTACACGCTGGATACAGGTTTATACGTGCTGAATCAATTGATCGCCTAATTGATTATGAATTATCGTGTCACCCTGAAAATGATTTTAAAATGGATCATTCAAAAAAACTCGATAGCTATTATAAATATTTTAATGTAAACGAGATTTTTTTGTTTAAAACAAACGGCCTAAAATGGTTAATTTTTAAAAATGGAATTTAAAATGCGAATTTTAATAGCTTGTGAATTTTCAGGAACGGTTAGAGAAGCCTTTAAAAAACTAGGCCATGATGCATGGTCTTGTGACTTGCTACCAACGGATATTGAAGGGAATCATATCCAAGGCAATGTATTAGACGTTTTAAACGATAATTGGGATTTAATGATAGCGCATCCACCTTGCACCCATCTTGCCGTTAGTGGCGCACGTTGGTTTAAGGATAAAAAAGAGGAACAAAAAGAGGCTGTCGAGTTTTTCATGCAATTAATAAATGCAGATATAGAAAAAATTGCCGTTGAAAACCCGATCTCGATAATGTCAACTCAATATCGTAAACCCGATCAGATCATCCAGCCGTGGCAATATGGACACGGGGAAACAAAAAGCACTTGTTTGTGGTTGAAAAATTTACCAAAACTTGAACCGACAAAGATAGTTTCTGGACGTGAACCTAAAATGCATATGTTACCGCCTTCGCCTGATCGCTGGAAAATAAGAAGTAAAACCTATCAAGGCATTGCAAATGCCATGGCTACACAATGGGGTAATTAATGACTTACATTAAAAAACCAAAAATGAAAGTAACAAAAGGGAAAAATCCTGGATTTTTTAACATAAACCTATTCGATGGTAATGAATGGAAAACAATTTTAGTGATAGACTATCACGGCAAAACTGCTAATTCATGGTTAGAAAGTGCGTTAGGTTTTAGGGTTAATGAAGTTGACAAGGAAAGCAATGATAATTCAGGAATGCAAGGATTGTTTAAAATATGTACCGATACAGTTTGACGATGACGATAATTTAAAACATGGCCATTTTATCGATGGCCTTGGCTATATATGCGGATCGTGCGAAAAGGATAATGAAAATTTTTTAAACATAAAGGAACTAGCATGAAAAAAGATAGACGTGGAATTATGTCAGCATGTGAATACTCAATCAGTTCATTGCAAAATATTAAAAAAGGATTTTTAGACGTTGGGAATCCAAAACATGAATTGGTATGGGCTATAGGTGGAATTATTGTTACTTTAACCAGTAATTTACTAATGATTAGCCATGAGGTTATTGAAAATGCACCGACTAGAGACACGCCTAATGCGCTCGATGATATCAGGGAAATTCAAAAACAATTTAACGATATGGTTGAAAAAATGGTAGGTAGCAATGATTAATCATGAATATTTAAACTTGCTTCAACGGCAAGCAATGGAGGAACTAAAATTTTTGCAAGACGCTGAACACGGAACGGGTGAAAATGACCAGCATTGCATTTTTTGCAAGCCATACCAGCAAGATAACAAGCTAAAACACGTTTGCTTTAGGGTTGAGGATATCAGTAATTTTTTAAAACAAATTCTTGCTCACTCGCACGTAGTTAAATCCAATAAACCAGAAAACGCCTAAAACCTCCTGTAAACGCCTCTAAGGGGTTTAAAACAAAAACCCCTAGCATACCCACTAAAAAAAAATTATCTCTTGGCTACGGCTAAATTTAGTGGGTAGAATCTCGATTTTATCCACAATTTCTGGGGATATGTCTGTTGATAACTAATTTCTGCTTTTTTCATATGGTGGTAAGTCCTTCAGAGTACCACCATAAAATTTTAATTCAGCCATCCAGTTATCATTTCCGTTGCGATTAAATAAGCAATAGACTTGCATCTTATCTAATTTAGCATCTTTGCGTGGCGATAAAAGCAAATGACAATCGGTCATAACACTGATAGCCCCTCGAACATCGTCACCTTTGGGGGCACGTGTTTCATCGGGCTGCGAAGCTTTTCCAGCTTGCGCAACTAAAATAGCCATAAATCCTAGCTCTTGGGCTAGACTACGCAAAGAGGCCACAAACTGATTTTGTTGTTCAAAAATATTTTCCACTTTATTTTTTGACCTAATTAATCCTAGATGATCAACTAAAACAACTTTTATTTTACGCTTTAAACTGGCTAGGCGTATGCGTGATAGGATATCTTCAAAGTACATCACGCCATCGTCTCTAACGACTACATATTCGTGCTTATTAGCCCATTCAACTAAACGTTGCCTAGCATTCGCTGTTTCCGTATTATCAATATGTCTGGCTAGATCCGTTCTGGATATTTGAGCTAATTGCGCTGCAATATTTGTGTATAATTCTTTCTTTTTAATTTCCATCGAAAATATTAAAGCTTGCTGATCAGGATCAACAGCATGAATAAACATAGCTAAAGCTAGTGATGATTTGCCTTGCTTAGTACCACCTACAACACAAACTAGGCTACTAGCAGGGATTCCGTTGGAATGTAATTTTAATGCAGCGTCAATGCTACCAAAGCCAGTTAAAATACTTTCTTCATCGCCTTTATCATAATCGATTAAATATTCGTTTACATCGTCTTGAATGCTTATTGAATCATGGCCAGACATTAGCCTCAGATCAGGATTAAAGTTTTTTATATCATTCTCTAATTTAACGCAATCAGCAAAGGTTTTTTGTGCGCAAACTGCGCTTATAATCTCGTGCGAATAGCCTAAATAGGATATTATATTTCTAATGGCTATCATTTGCTCAACAAAGGATTCGATAACATCAAAACTATATGTAAGAGTATAAAAACTGTTTTTAATTATATCTCGCACATACTCGTTTAAGCTTGTATCTTCACCAAGCGTCAAAAAATCGACTGGTTTCGATTGCGATAACCTGGTTTTTATTATCCGAAAAATTTCATCGTAGGGTTGTGAAAAATCGCTATCATTAAGTATACTTACCCATGAACCGACCTTTTCCACGCTTTCACCATACGACGTTAATCTTTGCAAAATATCTTTACTGCGAGAATTCCACGCATCATGCAATTGTGACATTTTTTTACTTAAAACCATGATATCAGTCATGATATCGCTCGATATGTTTCTTTATTAACCTCTGTATCTTCCATATGATTTGCTATTAACCAGCCTGTATAGCTTGTAAAACTTGGCTTTGGCTTGTTAGCTTCAATGTTATCGTTCCATCGTTCTTGCGTCAGGTATGTAGTAGGCATAGGGATATATTTTTTCTCTCTGCTACCCCATTCATCCTTTTTGCTCATTCTAAATTTAATGTCATTCGCTATATTTTCAGCATATTTATAAAGCTTTTCCTTTTTCCAAATTTTAAGAGCATTTTTTTTGTTATCTTTGCGTGGGTACATTTCCCAGAATTTTTCAAAGGCTTTAAGACAATTATCATCTTGTGTGCGTTCATCGTCAGATGGACATAAAACGGGGTCTGTATTAGTAATAGGTTTATTATCTGGATTACTATCTGGTATAGGTTGCCCGTTAGTGGGAAATCTATTTCCCGATGCTGGGAAATCCATTTCCCGATTCTGGGAATTCAATTGATTCAACAAGTTAAGATATTTCTCGTTATTTATCTCTGGATAGTATTCAAAGGCTTTAGGGGTTAATGCGTACCAGCATGTTCGGTCATATTTTGTGGCATTGTAATTGCCTTTAATAATTAATCCGTATTTAATCGCATTATTAATTATCGTTTGCATGTTCTTTTTTGACCAGTACGGGAATAGTTCTATCCATGCCTCTACCGAATTGTAAATCCAGCAATGGCCATCGTAGATATGTTTTTTATTGGCTAAATTTCTGTTTGTCCAGAATTTAAGGTTGTGAACTAAAATAGCTACATTAGAGTCTTTAAAATCTCTTGCAACTTCTACACAAAAGCTATGATCCATGTTATAATCCCTTGGTAATTTCAGGTTACGTTACAGGTTGTAAGCCATAGCTGTTAACTATGGTCTGGGCATGATGCCCTTTTATCCCTCCCTTTCTAATAAAATCCTACGTGCAATATTCAGCCTGATATTCAGTTCATCAGGCGTTATGTCTGGAAAAGATTTTAATAATTTTTTACGATATCGAAGAAGAATACACATGCGGTTTCCTTTTAAAAAATTCGTCCCTTCCTGAACTAGCTCTGTAATCTATCGCTAACGGCTTAATATTTCAATGTTTCTTTCTTGATAGTTTGGGATCAACTTCGTCAGGCATCAATTCACCGTCTGTAAGCTCTGCTATGCGATATTGCTGCAAAAGTGGTATGTAGCCTTGTCTTTTCCATTTCGTCATGTTCTGAGGCACTATGCCTAGCTTAACGCACACTTTATTCAAGTTTCCAAAATATTTAATAGCATCTTCAATGTTCATAGTTAAGCCTCTTTATAAAAGTTTGAAGTTATTATATTATATACTTAAGTTTATAGCCACTATTGTTGCAAACTTATAGTTAATGTATATTGCGTTGTACTCACGGATTTGAGGATTTACATGTTAACGGAAGAACAAAGATTAAAGCGCAAAAATGGGCTAGGTGCGTCTGATACCCCGATCATAATGGGTTATAGCACATTTAAAACACCCTACGAGTTGTATTTAGAAAAAACAGGAATAGTCAGCAATGACGATGATGAAATTACAGAGCAACAATACTGGGGGAATGCCCTCGAACCAGCAATTGTTAAACGATTTTCAGAGGAAAACAATCTGGAAGTCACCCTACCCGATACAGTATATCACCGTGACTACCCTTTTATATTTGCCAATCTGGACGGTTGGATTGCTTCTGAAAATGCAGTACTTGAGGTAAAGTGTGCGAATACCTTCATGCGTAAAGAATGGGATCTCGCTGCTAGTGATGGCATTCCACAAGTCTACTTAATACAAATTGCTAAACAGGTGGCAGTAACCAATGCTGATAAAGGTTATTGTGCCGTTTTAATTGGCGGTAATGAGTATCGACAATTTGTTTATGAGCGTGATTTAGAGCTGGAAAAAATCATTATTGAGGCTGACAAACAATTCTGGCATTGCGTACAAAATAAAATCGAACCCGATCCGATAAATACCTCCGATTGTAGGCTAAAATATAATTCCCCCCATCCTGATAGAGTTGCTAAGTCTACATTTAAAACCGAAACAGCACTACATGAGTTGATTGAACTAAAAGCTAGGGCAAAAGAACTGGCCTCAGAGGAAGATAAATATAAAATGCATCTCATGTCACACATGGGTAATGCGGAATATTTAATGAATCTCGATGGCGAAATATTGGCTACATGGAAAGCTAATAAAAAGGGAACAAGAGTTTTTAATATTAAGTAAGGATACTTATGACTAATGAAATTGCAGTTTTAACGCACGAAATTACTATGCTAAAGCAACAAGTAATGCAAAGCAAGTCAGATAGATTAAATGACAGTTTGTTCAGCAAAGAATTAGCACCACACTATATGCAGATGGCAACTAAAATTGCAGGTTCCGCATTGGTTCCCAAAAGCTACCAAAACAAACCCCATGATTTATTTCTAGCCATGGCTTTAGGCTATCAGATAGGAATGTCCATCGAACAATCTATACAAGCTATTGCAGTAATCAACGGCAGGGCTTGCTTATGGGGTGATGATATGCTGGCTCTTTGTATGGCACGTCCAGACTTTGAAGACATCATCGAAGAACCTATTTTAAAAGGTGATGCTGTTGTCGGTTATAAGTGTATTGTTAAGCGTAAAAATAGAAGTGATACACTCGGCATGTTTACCATAGAACAGGCTAAAAAAGCACGTTTATTATCAAAGCCAGGGCCTTGGACAGATTATCCAGATAGAATGCTAAAACTACGTGCCAGAGGTTTTGCGCTTAGAGATTCGTTCCCAGATGCGCTACGTGGGATTAAATCAAGAGAAGAAGTAGAAGATTATATTGATGCTGATTACACCGTAGTTGAGGATAATAAATCGCTATCTCGCACTGAAGCTTTAAAAAAGGACGTTAAGGAAAAGTTTGCCTATGTTGATCAAGAGCCAGAGGTTAAGCAAGTTGAACTAGAGGTAAAGCCAGAGCCAGAGCCAGCACCCGAACCTGAACCAGAACTTGAGGATGCCAAAGAATATCATGACAGGATTAAAATACTTATCGATGAAAAACAATTTGTGCCAGAGCGATTAGCAAAAGCTTTAGCCTTTTATGAAGTTGAAAGTATCGACGAACTGTCCGTAGATTTATCAAAACACTTTATTAATGAACTAAATAAAATATAAGGAAATTTAAAATGGTTAATCAAGCTACTATTTTGGGGCGTGTTGGGCGAATGGATAACCGCTTGATGCCAAACGGTAATAAGGTTACAAACTTAAGCATTGTGACCTCAAAAAAATATACCAAAGATGGCGTTAAGCAAGAGAAGTCAACATGGCACAATATATGCTTATACTCTAAGCTTGCTGAAATTGCTGACAAATATGTTAGCGTTGGTGATTTGCTTTTTGTGCAAGGTGAAATTGAAAATACTAAATACACTGACAAAGAAGGCATAGAGAAAACACGATCATTTATCACAGCCCATGAACTTAAGCTTATGCCTAATAATAAAGATAAATCAGCAGCTAAACCAGATAACAATTTTAATGCTAACTTCCCCGATAATGACGAAGTTCCGTTTTAAATTGCGGTAATTTCAACTATTACTAATGATGATTTGGCTGGCATCCTCTCGATGTACAGCCTATCAATTTGGTTATCATCATGATAAATGCCAGCATGTTGAAGCGAATCCAGTAAACTTTTTAAAATATTATCTAAATCCCTGCGCCTTTTGTCTGGTGGGTAGGCTGCAATAGTCATGTGCAATTTAACATCAGCATCAAAAAATCCACGATACTCATAGGCTAAAGCTTGTACGTGCTTCCGAAACGTCATGCCACGCTCTGTAATGTAAGTTGTTACACCACGTCTACCCCAATAGTGATTTACTGTTGGTGGCCACGGCAATTCGATTCTGAAGGTTTTATTTACCATGCTGCACGATTCATCCATCCACGCCTTGCCCATTCCATTTCAGGATTATTAGCAATAATGTTTATATATCTATGCTCAGCGCACAGCCTCAACTCGTTTCTTAGTTTGCAACCAGGCAATGAATTAGCAGCACCAAAAGTTTGAACGCCTAAAATGCCATCAACTGCAATAGGGTTTTCTGAAAGTCTATTGATAGCTATTTGCAATAGCTTATGGGCTGAATATGCACCCATGTTAACGGCCAGATCAAAAACTTTAGCGCAAACATCGAGAGAATTAAAAGTGTCGTAATGAAAAGCATCCCACCAGTTCTTGCGATATATTTCTTCAGCACCGTCAACGGGCATCCCGATGATATCTTCATCGTCAATTTTTCCATCATTATTGTAATCATAGCCAATTGATTTTAAGTACCGTAGAGATATCCCCCAATTGGTTGTACCACCAGGGTCACGCTTATCCTTACTTAATCCACCCTCATGCGATAGTATTACCTTAAAGCAAAATTGAAACTTATCCTCTGGCGTTAAGCTATCCATTAAATGTCCTCATGCAATTTATATCAAAACTATTATTATAGTGAAATGCACCAAATAACCGTACCCCAATATAAAATTTGATGGCGGTAAACTTAGTTACATTTTTGCTTAATAAAGCGGAATATAGTATTTCATCAGCATATTTCCTATTATTGAAGCCAGCGCACTGATATAAATAATCATGTAAAATGGCAGGCTCAACAAAACTTGTATAGCGTGGCGATAAAACAGACCAAAACAGCCTCGGTATACTCGCCAAATCAGTCTCAAAATCTTTGGGTATGACATATCGCTCCTGATCAATAATCACTACGATTGGCTCACATGTTTTATATTCATAACCGCTCAAAGGCACAATACATGCTTGATTTAAAAACTCTACTTGATGTGGTTTTGCGCAGGAAACAAGAAAAACTAGGAATAAGTATATAATACAAAATGCTACTAATGGGTATTTGAATTTATGCATCGTCAGTCCTTTGAGTGATGCTTACAAAAAAATACCCAGGAAAGTACAAAAAATGCAAGCATCAAATTTATTATAGACTGGATTATTTAAAATATAAAGGAGTTGCGATCTGCTTTGGGAACATCAGAGGACTATCTAAATAAACCAAAGTAGACCGCAGCAACATTATACCTAAATTAATAAAATTAACAATTAAGGTCTTAAAATTTGATAGTTAACAATCGCATCGTTACCTGGATCACCAGAAAATGTAATTGTTAATGTATTAGCTGTAGCTACCGCATCAATTATGGTCACGTTATTTGTTCCATCGTCAACCATCTGTACAAAAGCTAAGTCAGTCGTAGCTAGTCCAGTAATTGTAATTGCTTCACCAGCACCACCGCCAGCAGTTGTATATTGAGCCGCAGTCAATAACAGTGATGATGTTGTAGGTATCAAATTCCAGTTAGCTCCGTTATGGTCAACTTGGTATATACCAGAGTCTTGTCGGGCTGTAGGACTGGATTTAGTAACTACGCAAACTAAATCGCCTTGGGTGAAAAAATATCCTTGATCAACGGCATGGTTGAGATAACCAGCAATTAAAATCTCAGCTACGGTATTATCTGTTAATAAATAATCCACTCGTGGTTTTACATCAACAAGACCTGTTGACCCTAGTTTTATTTCTAAAATGCTCATATCATCAACTCCATTGTATAATTGGTAACTCGTTTAAAAAGTCAGCAATGCTTGGGGCTGACCTCGTTCCTGTTTGCACTTCATCAAGTATCTGTAAAGCCACGCTCCAGCAGTTATCACGCCATGCAACAAATGTTTGCGATTCCTGCGCCCAAAGTGAGTTTGTGCTTGCGTAGTAACTCACAATTGACATTGCATCGTCATAGTCTTTTTGTTTTGCTACATCGTCAAATAATTGACGCAATGACATGTAAAAATCATTTAATTCTAACGCTTTAGGTTCAGGCGGTGTTATTATTTTACTTTCTGGATTTAAAATCCATCCGATTTTGCACCCCTCTGGGGCATCTATCCACAAAAAAGATGGGTGTACTTCAAAAGCATTTTCCGACATATCAACTACTATATAATCTTTAATCAAAGCTTTCATAAAATTACCTCATTTATATTCATACACAATCACGATTCCAGCAGACCCAGCACCTCCATTACGAGTGGTACTAGTATCTCTATAGCCACCTCCGCCACCAGCACCATAGCCATTTCCTGCTGCACCTCCGCCACCAGCAACGCCACGCCTACCACCAGCACCATAAATCCCACTTGCACCGTCGCCAGCTATACCAGTTACCGCATATGTACTACTTCCACCTCTAGGGCTTCTTTGTCCTTCGTTGTTAATGTCTCCGCCAGTAGACGCTCCACCCGTGGCTATATTAGTAATGCCGTTCAAGACACCACCACCGCCACCTGTAACTGAAACATGTGCTCCAAAAGAAGAGGTTCCCCCTGCGCCACCGTCAGACCCTGTTCCAGAAGCACCAGCAGCTCCAATGGTGACAGTTACACTTGATATTGCTGAGACATCAATGAATTTTTTACCATAACCGCTACCACTTAAAACACCATCGGTGGTGTTATCAGTAGTTGCAGAACCGCCACCACCGCCACCGCTTACCACTTCAATAACGATTTTTGTCACACCGGAAGGCCTGTTCCAAGTTCCGCTTGACGTAAAAATCTGCGATGATGCCAAACCCTTTGTCGTATTATCAATATACGCTTTTATGCTTTCACTACTTGCAGCTAAACTGGCCGAAGCTGTTGCAAAAGAATCATCATCAATCATGCCTGCAATTGTTGTTGTCGCACCAAGATTTAAGCTTGTTCCTGTTGCTGCGCCCAATATCGGAGCAACAAAAGTTTTTTGACCTGTGATTGTTTGTGAACCAGTAAGAGTCACTACATTCGAAGCTGAAGCCGTAAACTGAACAAAAACAATAGGGTCACTTCCAATGGTTGCAACTGTTTCTGTTTGCAAAAATGAAGTATTTGCATAAACTGTTCCATCAATAACCACAACTAAGTCGCCTGGCTCTATCTCTCCTGGTGTGTCAAAGTCTGTTGCCCTAGTTAATACCCATGCTGTTGCACCATCCCCAACCACCGTCACTGTATAAATACCATTTTGTGTGGTAGTGGTTTGAAAGGGAATTAAAACTCTATCGTTAAGACTTAAGGCTACACCATCTAAGGTTAAAGCAGCTAAAGCACCTGAGTTAGTTAAAGTTGCCCCTACGCCAGAGGCAGCGTTATCATATGTTGCTGTTAAGTTTGCTGTAGACGTAGCCACAACTTCTGGCTGTATATTTAAGCCTGTAGCTACTGCATCGACATAGGCTTTATTAGCTATATCTGTATCAATTGCAGGTGTTGGAACAACTACATCAGCGATTGTGCCGCCAGTAATTGCAACCGCATCAGAATCTTGTGTTGCTATAGTTCCTAAACCAAGGTTCGTCCTTGCACCAGAGGCAGTAGTTGCTCCTGTACCCCCCTGACTGATAGGGATAATTGCGCCAACTGGTAAACCAGTATATTCAAATCTTGTATTTAAACCATTGCGTAATCCGACAACAATATCGCCTACAATTAAATCCCCTCCATTTTGGAAGGTACTAAATTTCTGATCAGGTACTAATGCCATGACGAATCCTTGTCAAATTTATAATTAACTAGCTGGTAGGGCGTAAAATACTACTGATACGTCTGTAGCTGCAACTGGCGCAATAAAATGCAAAACATCACCTGCTTTAACTTCTCTTGCGAAATATTGGGAACCAATAATTAATTCAGAACTTACAGTTGCAAATGTTGTGCCAGCAGGAACAGCAGCAGTGGCATTAACTGCAAACCAAACTGTTGCATTAGCTTCTACTTGGATGATGGCAATAAACCTGTTAACCGTATTTAATGCCGCACCCATTGAGCCAGTGCTAGGAACAGTTAATGTAGTATCAGTAGTTAATGCTAACGATGCAGAATATTTTTGATCGCTTACTGGCAAACCAAAGCCATTATATCCTGCAACGTCCTTTTGTAACTTATATTGTGTGGTCATTTAAACCTCTCCGTGATTAAACTATGCCTAGTCTAGCATCAGCAATGTAATGAAACCTCATTTGTCCTTCGTCACCTGGATTTGAAACACCAGAACTTGTCATTCTTAAAGTTGAAGTCTGCAAACACGCTAATCTGACACCTGTATTACTATTAGAAGCATCCCATATTCCAATAGCAAAATCTGCTGGATTTGCTCCTGTAACTGTCAATAAAACGTTATTTCTAAGCATTCTTCCCTGGATAAAATTTTTAAGACCAGTAGGTGAATAATAATCAATTGCAGGTATTGTCCTTTTTGCTTGTCTAAAATTATACCATATTGATTGCAGGTAAAAGTCTTCTTTAGGATAAGTACCACCTGCTTCTAGTTCATTTAAGGTATATACTGCGTTTGCTGCGGTTACTGCCCCAGCGTATTCGGTTGGGTTGTAACTTTTTTCATAATAATATTGGCATTCTCTTAAAACCTGATCTGGTGTTTGAGGGGCTGGCCTTGTTGGTAACTTGCCTTTATTTAAGGAAATTGATTGAATTTGAATTTGTGTTCCAGTAGTGGGAACAACAAAAGATATAATTACTGCTAACTTATCTGGTGTAGTTACCGCAGTCTGTTTCCATCCAGTTAACTTCAAATCGGGTGTGTTATAAATTTGTTCATCAGTTGTTGCGTTTACTAATGTACCTCTATTTAAAGCACCATTTTCCTGAGTCAATATTACCCAGTTAGCAGCAGGGGTTGAAATAGTACCATCAGCACCAGGGGTAAATGGTACAGTACCTAATGTAATATCACCAAAAACACCAGCAGCAGGGGCTAACATTATGTAAGCACGTGCGGTAACGACAGAAGTTGCACCAGCAGTATAAGCTTCAATGTTTATTGATAAATCTTGTTGCTGCAATTCCGTGACCTGACTACCGCTTAAATATTGCATCATAAAAATTGTTTCATTCGGGGCAGTCGTTACAAAGTTAATGCCGCCTGAAACTGCTGGTCTTGTCATTGTGACGTTAGCGGCAAATCTGCGGCATATTGTTTGATCCCAAGTGTAGGCAAATGTTGTGGTTAAAGTATGTGATGTTCCTGAAAATTGAGCAGGATTTAAACCAAAATCCCATCCAGTCAAAACGCTTGGAATTCTTTTTTGTACTAGGAGATCTTTAAAATCATGAAACAAATTGTCTATTTGACGATTGTTGGATTCTTGGTTGTAACCTATATCGCTAATAATAGTGTCGCCAGTAAAGGCAACCATTATGCTTGTAAATTCTAGTTCATCGGCAGTGTTTATATCTAAATATATTTCAATGTAACCATCGGGGAATTCATCTGGGTTTGTTGAAGTTGCAATAGTTGCTGTATCAGAAAGTGTTGCATAGCCTGTTGTTGGTAATTCTCTGGCATATATTAAAAAATCAACTGGCGTTCCAGCAGACTGAGAGTAATACATATTCATTGTATAAGGAGCACCACCATTACTTTTACCAGTCACGCTAGTTGCTAAATTACCGTTTCCCCATAGGTTCGGAGAGCCATATATTCTTTGTCTTAAATGTACACTGGTTAAGCCAGCAGATTGAACTTTTAAAATTGTACCAGGGTTCGTAGGGACATTACTTGATCCAGTTGGAGTGACTTGTGTAAGGCTGACAGTTCCAGAGCCAGTAACTACCAAATCCCAATCAGGAGCAATATTAACAACAGAGTTTCCACCAGTGAAAGTATAAACAAATGGAACAGTATTTGTATCAAAATAAACTTCAGCAAACTGAGGGTTCGATATTTCGTTTTCATATGCGCCACTATTACCTGTAGGCATATCACCTGATTCTGGTAAACTCGGAACAGGGTCACGGACAAATTGTGGTACTAAACCTGCTGATTCCACTTTTACACGATAAAATTCAGGTTCATCCGATCCATCGTAGGGCAAAAAATAAGGGATTACAGGGTCGCCCAAAGAGTCCACAAAAGTTCCAACTGAACTTAATGTCATCGGGTTCGGTAATTGGATATATGTATATGTGCCTGAAGCGTATGTGACCTGATAAACAGGTTTTAACGTGCCTGGCTGGTTAGACTGTTCAAAGGTTACTATACCACCCGATAATGGCTGTCCAGTGTCCTTATTGATTAAAATCTCTTCAATATTAAATGCAGCAACGTATCTCTGATCGAATGGCATAGCAAATCCTTTGCTTGTTTTTTGTCCTCTATCTCCTGTATAATGCTTTTAAATTAAACAGGAGGACATTATGTTAACTATACTTTACCTTATTATTCTTTATTATGGCATCCAAAGCATTGTAGATGACATAAAAAATCTTTAATCTCTGCCTCTTTTTTCAGGTTTCCCACTGAGGAATGATGAAGCACCTTTGACTTTCAAAAGTAGTCCAGTTAATTCTTTTAACTTACCGCCTTTAGCTGCCCGTTCTTCTCGATGGTTATCCAGTTTTTTTTGTAATTCCTTCCAGTCCTTGCCAGCAGCTTTTTTCTCTGCAATCTGCTTCTCTAGTTGAGGAATGGCTTTTTTATGAGACTCAATTTCAGCAGCCAACTTTTCTTTCTGCTTAACAAGTTTAAACTGTTCTGATAGCTCTTTAAATTGCTCATGCTCAAACTGTGTATCTCGCAGATTCTCAATGTGAGGGTGCAAGTCGTCTCTTTTTTGTAAGTAAGGTATCACTTCTTCAGTGGGATCAATTAAGTCCTTAAACTTGCTAGGCTTTGCATATTTTTGTGATAAAACATGTTTTTCAATCTTAGGATTTCTTGCCATGATCTCATTTAAGTAATCAGTACCAGGTAAATCCGTTTTAAGTTTAGACATCATATCAGGCGGCATAACCCCAGAGCCTTTTTTCATAAAACGCTGACCAACAGGGTGATAACGTATATCGGAATATTTAGACCATATTTTATTAGCATCTTTCAGCATACCCTTCAATTCTTTAGGGGTTACTGTATCGAGTAATTTATCTAAATGTTTAGCTTGCGCTGATAAATTGTCTCCTAGCTTTTTTAATCTTTTAAATTCATTATCTGATACACCAGAGAATTGTTTATCCCTTATTTCATGTACTATATGGTCAAGCGTCCTTTTTGTTGAAAATACGTCAGAGGCTTCAACTGTTTCGTTCTCAAGAGATTTAATATGATTTAAAATCTCGCTTCTCCTAGAGACTTCGCCTTCAAAGAATTCATCATTTGCAGCTAGGTCTTTTAGCTCATTTGTCGCCGCCTTAATCTCAGCAGTATTATCAACCTTAATCTTCAGTTTAGAGATTTCATCTTTATATGTCTCATATAGATTGGTAGCAACAGCTTTATCTTTAGCAACCTCTTTCTTATATTCTTGACCGCCATGATAAGAATGGTCTGCTTTATGATCAAGGGCTTTAGCTAAGGATTCGTTAGCCCCTTTTAAATCTGGTGCTTTAGGCTTTTCAGTGGGTATATTGGTCGCACCTTCTAATTTTTCATCAATATCTCTAATTTGCCCCTGTTTTACATTAATTGTTTCCTGCTGGCCTGTAGGGGTCTTTTCGCCAATTCTTGAAGCGTTTTCGCCAGAATATTCTAAGCGTAGCTTGTTTTCTAGCTTCTCCAATTGCTCGCCAGTTAAATCATATTTTTCTTTAGCGGTATTTATCTCTTTTTTTAATGCCATTTCAAACTTCATGTTTTTTGATGGCTCATAAATTATTTTTTTACCTGCGTTAAATAATGATTTAGCTGCGCTTCCACCCAAAGCCACATCAGCAGCACCTCTTGCTAACCTATATTTATCGCTGTCATCTATGCCTAAAGCTTTCTCTAAACCAGTATCTTCGGGAAGTGATGGAATAATCTTTTTGCTTAAATCCCTTAGTTCGTCAGGAATAACTTCTTTTTTCCCTAAATATTGCATAAGGTCAGAAGGTGTATTTGCTAGTCCTTTACCAATACTAGCTAATCTTGAGCCAAAGTTCCCTACTGTTTGATATGCGGCTTTACCTGGGTTATCAACAAATTCATCAACTAAATCTGCTCTCATTGTAGGTATATCATTTATAAATGATTTAGCTGACTGTAAAGCTGTTCTAAACATTTGAGATACATCAGTTGCTATACCTGTTAGGCCAGTATTTAATTCAGTCGATTGATTGCTTGACCCTCTACCTGGCAAAAGTTGTTTTGTCATATGGCCTTGCAAGCCTTTATAAAAACCAGCCATAGGGTCTTCTTGAGGCGATTGTGGTTCACCGCTCATGTTTTGATTAGATTCTTGTGGTTGATCGGCATTATCATCTTGAACTTCATATTGAGACCAATCTACATTACCTTGATTGTTATCTTTAACTTCATATTGAGACCAATCTATATTATCAGCCATCTTATCCCCCTGCCCTATTATCTGGTGGCTTTCTCATAAAGTCATTTACAAGGTCATCAGGTATGTTGTAAGTTTTGCCATTGTATTGTAATGCGGTCATTCCATTTTGGCTGCCTAATACTTTAGGTTTAGTTTGCTGTTGAGGCATTTGTATGCTTGCAATGGATGAAGCTAGTTCTTTTTGTTTACTATCATTATTAATTACGTTCTTACTTGGATTTAAAGCTCTAAATTCATAGGCAGGTATATTTTTTTTAGCAACGTCCTCAACCTTATCAAGATAGTCTTTAAATATTTTACCAGACGATAGAGCATATCCTTTTGGAAGTAGTGCTGTAGATCCTGCTTCAAGTTTTTTATGTACTTCAGAGGTGTCGAGAGTATTCTTTAATTCAGATAACTGAGCGTTAGTTGCATGGCCGCCAATACGAGCATTTTCCGTGGTACTACCAATAGATATTAATTTTCTAGCTGCATGAAAATCATCTATACGTTTTTTAGCCGCAGGGTCTTTATTGTAATTATTGGCATCTTTAACATAATTATCCCAACTTCCTTGACCAGAGTACTCGCTCAAAGATGTATTAATGAACGGTTGAATCACGTCAAATTTCTCTTTAGCTTTCCATTGTTCTATTTGTTTAGGTTCTAAAGGAACATTTGCACCGATAAAATTACCATGCTCATCTTCCACCTTTAACCAGCCAGGCTTCATTTTACCTAAAGCTGGTATATATCCTTCCTTTCCTTCTGGAAGTTCTATTTTAATAGCTTGACCATCAGAAGTAATATCTGTTCCCATACCACTTGCGGTGGCTAGTTTTTTAAGATATGCAGTAGTGGCCTTATAATCTTTATCATAATTTGGAGAGTTAGGATCTAGGTTATTTCTATATTCTAGTGTGTTTACAAAATTACCTTTATTTTTATGGTCTGCTAAATTTTTAGCGATAGTGCTTTCTTTTAGCCGCCTTTCTAGTTCCTGCTTTTGATCATAATCAGCATATTCTTTATTCTTTAAAGCATTAGCTGCTTCTTTTTGGTCTTTTTCTATCTTCCACCTTGCATCATAAGTATCTAAAGCTTTTTGCTGCAACTGATTAGCAAAATCTTTAGCTTTATCATCTAAATCGTATTGTTTAGGCTTATGTTCAACATCAAGCTGCGCAAGTCGATTAGCATATCCTTTACCTTCATCATTAAGTTGGTACTCTCTAGGCTTATGGTCAACCTCAAGCTTTTTAAGCTTATTAGCTAAATCTTTAGCGTCAGCATCTCGCTTCATGTTTGCAGGCTCTTTGCCCATTTGATAGCCTTTTAGGATATCTTCAAAAATGTCTTTTCCAGGTGCATCGAGCAATGGTTTGCTTGAAAAATCTGTGAATTGAATTGCCATATCATCCCTCTATCCGAATACTTTTATAAACACATTACACATGTTATAAAAGAAAACTACCTAATGTGCCTAACCCTTTTCCAAACATGCCCCAACGGTCGTTTATGTTTTTATTGTTTTGCTGAGCATTCTGGAACGCTAGGCCGCCTTGCTGGTTAAGTGCGCCACTCAGCATATCGCCTAAACTTTTATTAGCATCATACCCTCTAGTGGCTATTCCTTCCTCGCCACCTAATCCAGTCTGGAACGCACCAAAGGCATTTTGTAGATACTGTTGCATATCCTTGCCTAATAATCCTTGGATGCCTGACGCTTGGTTAAGCTGGTCTTGGGGCGTACCTGCGATACCACCTGCGGCTGCGGTATTCCCCATTTCCTTAGTTAGCTGGTCTTTTTGGAAATTATAACCGTCTGATTGCTTATACCCTTCCATCAGCTTATTCATAAAGCCTGTAGGGTCATTCATCAGTTGCTCATACATATCCTTTGTTTTACCAGAAGCATCTTTGCCAGCCTCTCCATAAAAATCGTAGGTGTCATGGGCAGCGCCTGGAATCTGATTAAGATATTGGTTAGCATCATCCATTGGATTTTTTTTGTCGCCAAATAAACTACTTAATATGCTCATATCATATCCTTATGGGTAAGCGGCTTTTGTTAACTTATAATAAGTACTGCCTGTTCCAGTTCCATCGTCCATCTTGACAACTAACTCGTTGTAAGGAGCTAATCCAGACGGAGGTTTTTCACTTACATACAAAATTGTACCATTAGGCATCTGTTGGTCGCTAGGCAAGTTGATAATCTTTGTTAATTCCGCTTGCGTAACTTCTGGTATCGTCCAGCCGTTATCAGATAAACCATTGCGCAAAACATTGTTAATTTCATCCATGTAAAGACGCATCTGGCTAGTCAGATAACCATCTTTGTCTACAAACTGAACCGATTGAAATGTTGGTAAAATCATTGATAGACCTCTAATTTTCCATTAGCAATAACAACATCACCTGTACCCCAAAACCGTAGCTGCACAGTGAATTGATTTGCTTCGCCTAACTTATGAAACCTTGGTTGATTTTTATATTGGCCAGTCTTGTGCATATAGTAGGACACTGGGTTACTATAAGTTTCACCGCCATTTTTAGAGATAGTTACATCAACTCTAGGCTTGTAAACCTGGCATCCAGCGCCCTCAACCAATAGGGGTAGGTCATCTTCTGAATAAATAATTTCGCCACTAGACTCGCCTATAATATACCCGTCACATTCAAACTGATAATCTACGTCTTGCTCGACACCGTTTTCAATGGTGAAGCTAAATTGATTAACAATAAATCTATCGCTACCAGGCAATCTATAGGTATCACATTTTCTAATGCGTGGGATTTCATAGTTGTTTTGAATGTCTGTGGATATAGAAGTGATATCTGTACCCATCCGCATCAAGCTACCCTGTTTTAATGATACGAAATAAATATCATTATCAAAGTATGCCATTTGTCTTGCTGGATGATAGGTAAAATCCCAATCAGTTAGGTCAAAAAATTTGTTTGTAGTAAAGTCATACGCAATAGAAAAATTATCCGCATCGTCAAAAAAAGTAAGAATGTAAAATACGTGTCCATCCTGACGATAGAACATAGCGGTCGATCTGTCGGGGCGAGTTACTCGGCTTAATAGAAAATCGATACCATCGGTTGATAATCTTTGTGCCTGTCCACCAGCCATAACCATGATGGCAGGAGAGGACTTTTCGTTAATGCCTAGCCATACAACCATGTCATCACCAGCAGCAATGGTTGATACGCTCGCCACACCGTAATCGATGTTTACCGATGAGTTACGTTGATATATTTGTAAGCCAGCTACGTTTGTCCATATTTCTGCAACACTAGAGCCTAGCACCAATAAGTTATTTCCATGAGAGGGAATTCTTATACAAGCTTTAGCAAAATCAGGCTTTGTTTGTAGCGTTAAGGTCTGAACATATTCGAGATCAAAAGCCGTTGCTGGTGTGCCACTAAGGTCATATCCAGATTTATAAACATACCATGCTGAGCCAGAGCTAGAAGTTAAGGCATTTCCAAAAATAAAATATGTGTTCTGGTAAGTTACATAATTTGGCGTAAAAGTCTGTACATCACCTGTACGAACAATGGGTGCTACTGAATTAACTCCAGTGGCGTAGTTATAAATATAGCCACCGCTAACTCCATCGACAATAGCAATTTGTGAACTCAGATTTTCATCCATAAACACTTCGCCAGTAGTTGCGCCTGATAATCCAAAGAGGAAAATATAGCCACCACCACGGTTAATTCTGAAAACTTGTGATCCGATAACGGCTAAAAGAAAATCACCACGAACTGAATGGAACAGTCCTCTGCCCTCAATTCCAACAGCACTGATTTCTACGGCTTGCTCATATCCAGCAAAGTTTAATAGCCAGTCATCTGAAATATACATATTCCATGTGCGTTCGTCAGAGATAATGGGATGACGACCAAACTTACTAGAACCTACAATAGCAACAGGTACTTCTTGTGCGCCTGGGGTCATAATCGCCATTACGCTATCCACCCTTTCCCAATATTTACAATTCCATAATTTATACCGCCCCTACGCTGCAAACTAGACAGCTTGACCATATTTAGATCCATAGGACCACTTTTTTTGCTAATATCGTTCTCGTATTTTGCAAGGGCTTTAGCTACTCCGGCTGGAACATTGTAGTTGTACTCAGCGCATAGTCTGGCGGCTAAATCATACTTGAGATAGTTAATGTAAAATCTATCAAGCGTTAATGATAAATCTTGGTTTATAGCAACCTCTTGAAGTCTGAATTGACCCCAAATTGTTAAAGGAAAAGCTTGATTAGGCTTAAAGTAAATGTATATGTTAGCCCCACCAAAACACCGCTCCATATGCCAGCTACCAGGCAATGATTGAATGTTATCGGCTCTCGATGTGCCAAAATATTGACGCCTGGCTCGATTCTGAGTTTGGTATCGAACAGTGTCAATGTAGAAAACAAAAGTATCAATGTCGATTAAATCTGGGATAAAATACATTTCCTGATTAATGACAGCATTAAAATCATATTGCTGGTAATAAGGGATAAGACCATTTTCGATAGTCTTATCCGCAATTAAGTCATTTAAATAAATTAATCCATCATTGGCTTGCTGGCCTCCAACAGTCTCAAAGCCGCGAGATACAATGCCTGACTCATAGTAAGCAAAGTTTATAAGCTGTAATGTCGTGTAGGCCATAGCAAATCCTTAACCTAATTGGTCTAAGTATGCAGCCACAGAAATAGCTACCGCACTACCTGTTACCTTATAGTCAATGGCATTAGTTGCAGGGGAATCAGTGGGGCAAATTAGATTCACAGTTTCCACAACCGCAGCTACCGCACCAGAAGCACTAGCATAACCACCAGCAGCAGTTGAAGTGCCTGGCACTAGCACTAGCAAGTCATCAGCAGCAGTAGGGGTGAATTTGCAATACCAGTTGACCATAGTTGGGGTATTAGATGGCAGACCGTCAGAAGCATCAACGGCAGCGTAAGTTGCAGATGCACCAGCAGTCACATCGGTGGCAATAAATGCGTCATACCACATCCAGCGGTCAAGGCTTCCACCGTCTTGACGGAAGGCCCGCAATGCAGCCGCACCCCTTGACTTAACGTAACCAATGCGGAAAAACATATTGTAGCCGCCAGGCAAAACAGGTGATGATAAATCAGCAGAAATCAAAGCTGAACCAGGATTGTTGCCAAAGCTATCGCCAATTGCATACACAGCATAAAAAGTACTGTTTGCCATTGAGCCTTGATCAAGACCACCAGCACCGTTAGTTGCAGTGTTGATAGTGACATCAGCAGCGATAGTGATATCGTTCACGTCAGTTGAGTTTCTGCATTGTCCAGCAGCAACAGTCATGGTTGTGCCAGTAAGCCATGTTAAACGCATACCGTTAACATATTTGAATCCAGCATTTACAACAGGGGTTGAAATAGACATTTTGAAATCCTTATCAAGTTAAGGGGCTTACGCCCCTAGAATCACAATGGGAAAATTACAGACATTGCATACTCAGGTACGCACTTCTTGCCCCAAATAGCGTCATGGATCATTCCACGCTGGTTTTGACCAAACAAAGAACCGTAGTACATACGCAGACTAACGCCAGTATCAGGGTCAGTTTCGTTTGCAGTTGGGAATGGAACTTCTTCAGGCAGCATGGGCATACCCAAGAACAAAGGATTGCCAGCAGTAATCATACCTGCCCTGTGAGAAGGCAATGCCGTTGCTTGCATACCAGCCACAATATCCACGTTCAAGTTTCTGTCACTACCAGCGGCAGATTTCAAAGGAGGATAAACGTCAACAGTTACGTTACCAGCATTAGATGCAGCATCAGCAGTAGCCCTAAACTGGACAGGGTTGCTAGAAATCTTATGTCCAATGAAGGTCAGGTAGCGCAAGTTAGTTTGACCTAAAACGCCATCAGAGAATTGGAATTTATCGAACTCTTTAACCGCATCAGCATCATTACCAGCACCAGAGAAAACGATTTGAGTGATTGCATCGTTCGCATCTTTAACAACAGATACTACGGTCAACACAGTTCCGTCCTCACCCAAAGTTCCAGCAGTATGAACAGGAAGCAAGTTAGATACATAGAATGCAGCACGATCAAAATCACCAATATCCCAAGAGTTAGCGGCTTCATCGTTACGTTTAGGTGCGAATTGGTTTAGACCAGTGTTAACCACCGCAGATTGCGCAATATCACTCATGTAAAACTTGGTGTTATCTTTGGCTGCGCCATAGTTACGAAACATAGCGAGCGCAGCCGCTAATTGACCATATGAACTGATCTGACTAATTCCGTCACCATAGAAACGATAGGGAGCTTCAACGCAAACTCGTGCAATATTAGCTTCAATATCAGCAGACATCTCCATCACGGCAGATTTACCGAATTTATCCATGTAATCTTCGACATTGAAAATAAATTGTTGTGCAGTGAAGGCATAAGAGACGTTAATCGCCTGGTCAACAGTAAGTGTTTCAACACGCTGTTCAGCAGACTGAAAGGTTGCTATCAAACTGTTAGCAGAAGTAAATCTAGGTGGCAAATCAAACGTCACTGTATCGCCCAAATTTGCGACTTCTCGTTCAAAATTTTTAAATTTTGTATTAGCAGTAGCCACAAAACAGTTTAAGTTTTGCAGATATGCCAAGTTTGACATTTGGTAGGTTTGTACGGTTTGTAAAATGTTATTTGGAACGGCCATGTTATTCTCCAATGATATCCATATTAAATGGATGCAAACATGGCACTGCTTGTGAGATTAGCCCTTTAAATATGAGGCTTGTTTGTAATCTCTTACACTCTTTGCGCCATTATCTGCACCCGTTGGGGAAGGCTTCAAACGGTTCAAAGGGTCTTGCGTCTCTTGCAACGAACTCTTAGCATTTTCATTCCTCTTGATAGATTCTGAAAGCTTGGTTAATTCGCTCCTAGCCATATTAGGTGATCGCTCAACTAACACCGCTAAATCGGCTAACTTGCCTGGGTTCTTGCGCAACTCGTAAATAATAGCTGGCGTGTTCTCAAGCATATTAGCCATATAGACCAATTGTGGAAATTCAGCAGGATTAAAATCTGCTGTCATGGCTTCAAAGTCCTCGTACAACTCTTTTCCTTGAGCCATCTTGCCAAAATACTGTTGGGCTACTTCATTTACTTCCTGTTCAAGCTGTTCTGATTGCCGCTTCTGCTCTGCCTCTTGCTGCTGCTTCATCAACATTTGCATCACTTGCTGCTGAATCTGCTCCGCATTTACCCCTTGTTGCTGCTGTTGCTGCATCGGGGGTTGTTGCTGAGCCTGTTCCTGCGGCTGTTGCTGCGCTTGCTGAGCTTTAAGCTGCTCAAGTTCCTGCGTGGCGGCATCTAACTGTTCTTGCATCTTCTTTGCTCCTTGACGTTTCGCTTTTTGTACTAGCTCATTCACCCTGGAAGCAGGAAGCATTTTTTCAGGAGTAGGTTCAGTTTCCTCAATCGATTCTTCTGGCTCTACCACATCATCAGTCTGTTGCAATTCTTCTGCAATATCCTTTGCATCCATTTTAAAACCTCACTGTTTCCGGTGTGACCGTAATCACCTACCATCGTGGTAGTACCGTTTATTTGCGCATAAATGCGTAATTTGTCCTAGCATTAACCTGGCTAGTTAGGCACATATTTGTCATAGTATAGCAACAAATACACTAAATGAAATAGTTGTTAACTTTTGGTTTAATAGCAGCGCCAATCGTTATACTTTTTTTACTTTTTGATAATTTCATTTATTGCTCCTTATCAGCATTGCTATTTATGTCTTTGTGATGTTTGCTTACGTCTAAAGCCATATTAACGGCAGTTCTGGCGTTTTCTGCGTCAAGCTTTTCTTGTTTTAATGCCTGGTCTACACCAGCACCTTTAATTTCAGACATAACTTTCATAAATTCAATGTCAGCTAGTTTGTTTTTGACAGCATCGTCCGTAGCAATTTTTGTAAGGTCAACTTGTGCTTGAATAGCCACGGCCTCTTTCTTCTGCGCAACTTTGGCCACTTCAGCCTGTGCTTGCATTGCCATGACTTGTTTAGGATCAAGTTGCTGTTGTGCTTGCTGTTGAGCCATTTGCTCAGCTTGCGCTTGTTTCTGTTCAACTTCTTTCATGAACTCGCTGGCGGCTTGTCGCAACCCTTCAACACCACGAATTTCAATGTTATCGAGAAGTATTCCAAGACCTTTGGTATTAATAAATGCGGCAAAGCTTTCGGACGTTTGCATTAGTTGAATAATCGTCTCTAAACTAATTTGTTTTTGCACCGCAAAGTTCACGCCAGCTTCAACTTTTACGTCTAAACTCATGGGGTCGTAATCCATGAAAGGATTGCCAGGCTTGTTAATCACCTGGTATGTACGTTTCCCGTCAGGCTGCACGATTGGCAATGACCGTGGTGTAACATAATATTTTGGAATTAAATCTAGTATCATCTGACAGACTCGATTTAATCCTTTCATAAATCCTACGGTATATGGCATTGCCGCAGCGTTAGAATGCATTGCACCCTGCATAATAGCTACACCTGATAGTTCGTTATTTTGAATGCCTAATGCGGCATCGTAGCTTCCCAAAATGCCCTGAATCAAATTATCGGACATTTGGAATGTTTCACTGATTTGCGGTGGTATTGGGGTTCTAACTACTTCACGTGGAGGTGCTAATGGAATATCTGGATTGCCATCGTAAAATGCGTTGTAAAGCAGCGTACCAGGTGTTTGTACGTTAATGTAAGCATCGATGTAATCTTCGGGGATAGATTCTACAGAGGCAATAAATTTATGCTCTACAGTGTTCTCTAATTCGTTCGCTAACGATTGTCCAGCGTAGTTTTTTAATCGTTGAGCATCTTTTACATTATAAATGTATGGGCGTGTCATTTGCTCGGCACTTGAATCGTTGTTATCTCGCAATACTGCGCTGTTACCATCAAAAAATATTAGCGGTAACATGCTGTAATTTGTTGTTAAGGGTTTTTCAACCAATTCACACCCTGACATACGATATCGCACGATTTCTTCTAAGACAGTTTCTCTAATCTTTCCGATTGGGATAGGTGGCTGTTCAATATAGCCTGACTCGTTCCACATGCGTTCAAGTTCTTCATAATGCTTGATAGCGATTACCCTGCCGTTTGACAGTTTTGTAATTTTTTCTTTTTTATAATTTTTCTTATAGTAATCGCAGATTAGTACGATATCTTTTTTAGCTGAACGGTATGACCAGTTGAAACCTGAAAAGCTACGAGCATATTTTAATCCCTTCAATGCAGACGAACCGTACTCTCGTTCAACTTCTTCAGCTTCTTTAGGAAATAATTGAAAACAAAAGTTTCCATCCCCTTTGTGGGATTTTCTAGCTAGGGGATCGAATCCGCACAGCGTTGGGTCGAACACACGGTCAGCACATATTTTTTGATCTATAGACATTGCAGATAGATAGTCTGTGTAAACTTCTACAACTGAAAAGCCACCGACAAGCAGGTCGGTGTAAACATCGTAGCTAAATCCATCATTATCCGAATCGTTTAAGATTGACCTAAAATGTGC